AAGAGCAAGCTGTGGCAATCTGTTTCAACTACTGGCGCACAGAACACGGAGGCTCCAAGATGCTAACCAAGCAAGACGCGCCAGATCCAGATCCAGATGAGGAAGAAGACGATTTTATAGATCGCTGCTTGGATGAAATGTCAGCAGACAACCCAGACACGTCGGAAGATGAAATCAATGACGCTTGCCAAGCGGCCTGGGATGATTATCAAGAAACCAAAAGCGCAATTGCTAAGCCAGGTGTGACAATTTATCGCACTCATTCCGAGCCAGTTGAAGGCACCAGCTTTGTGTTGTCAGATGAGACTGTTGATCGCATGGGCGAGGTGATCACAGCCACTGGCTGGAACCTTGATGATTTTAAGCGCAACCCAATTGCGCTGTTCAATCACCGGTCAGACTTTCCCATTGGGCGCTGGCACGACTTGGCCATCAAGGATGGCAAGTTGAAAGGGCGATTGGAGTTGGCGCCAGCGAGAACCTCGCCACGCATTGATGAGATCCGCAAGCTTGTTGAAGCCGGCATCTTGCGCGCGGTATCAGTTGGTTTTCAAGCCTCCAAGAAAGAACCAATCGACGAAAAAGCTGACACATTTTTTGGACCATTCCGCTATCTCAAGCAGGAATTGGTTGAATGCTCCTTGGTATCAGTGCCAGCGAATCCCAATGCGCTGGCATTGGCCAAGAGCTTGCAGATTTCCCCTGAGACGATGGGTGCTGTCTTTGCCGGGTCCGGCAAACAAGACAGCACTGTGCGGCGCAGGGCTCACGGCGGGTCCGCCAAGGCTAACGGCAAAGACAGGAGGGGCGCGATGTCGCTCGCTCAACGCATTACGGATGTGCAAGGGCAGATCGTGGAAAAGCGGGATGCTCTCAAGGCCCATGTTGACAACATGGACGACTCCAACGTCAGTGACACTGATATGGAGACCACGCAGCGACTCAACAATGACATCACGCAGCTGGAGCGCACCCGGCTGATGCTTGTTGAATCTGAGAAGAACCTTGGTGCAGCAGAAGAAAAGGACGGCAACAAGCCCAAGTTGCCCGCCGTTTACAACAATGGCGGTGGCAGCGGTAATGGCAGCAGCCTCAAGACCAGGGCAGAAATGCCAATCACTTCCACCATTGGCAAGAAAGAGCTTGACATGCTCGACTTGCTGGTGCGTGGCGCCACCATCGCTTATGTGGCCAGAACCCGTGGCCATGATCTGCAACGTGCACGGCAGGACATCTATGGTGATGACGAGCCGACCAAGTTCATGATGGAACTTGTCACTCGTGCAGCCAGTGCGCCAGCCCTGACCACGGTGACAGGGTGGGCGGCGGAACTGGTGCAGCAGACCTGGACCGCTATGATGCCGACGCTGATGCCCAATGCGATCTTGACGCGGCTCGCGCCAAGGGGACTTGCGTTGTCATTCGGACGCGCCGGCAAGATCAACATTCCGACCCGATCCCGCACACCGTCACTCGCTGGGTCGTTCGTGGGTGAAGGCCAGGCCATCCCGGTGCGGCAAGGCGCATTCACCACCCAGGCGTTGACGCCCAAGAAGATGGCTGTCATCACCACCTGGACACGGGAGATGGATGAGCATTCCATCCCGGCGATTGAGGGCATCCTGCGTGATGCCATTCAGGTTGACACCTCAGTGGCGGTGGACAGTGTGCTGATTGACGCCAATCCAGCGACGCTGATTCGCCCTGCTGGGTTGCTCAATGGTGTCACGGTGACAACCGCGACACCCGGTGGCGGCCTGGCGGCGTTGATCGGTGACATCAGGGCACTGATCGGTGCCTTGACGACCTCGACATTTGGCAATGTGCGGACGCCAGTCTGGCTGATGAACCCGACTGACGTGCTGGGTGCTGGACTGGCTTCCGCCGTCAACACTGGCATCTTCCCGTTCGCGGCTGAGATCAGGGCAGGCACGCTGGCTGGCATTCCGATCATTGACTCGGCCACTGTTCCGGCCAAGACGATGATCCTGATCGATGCTGAGGACTTTGTCGTTGCTGACGGCGGAGCACCAAGGTTTGAGATCAGCGATCAGGCCACGCTGCACATGGAGGACACCGCTCCATTGGATCTGGTTTCTGGTTCACCTGGCACAGTGGCGTCGCCGCAGCGTTCGCTGTTCCAGACGGACAGCCTTGCGTTGCGGATGATCCTGCCACTCAACTGGTTGCAGCGCCGTGCTGGCACCGTTGCGTGGACGCAGAACACTACCTGGTGAAAAACGTTACCTGGTAGAGCTCAATTCTGGGCTTTGTCAAAGGAGTTAAAATTATGGCAGAAGATGCAGTCACTGAAAACGCCAAGAGGCAGCTGGAAGTGGATCGCGAGCGCTCGGAAAAATCACGAGCGGATTTTGCCGCGCGGATGAAAGGCAAACCCACTCCCACGCAGCACGAAAACGACATGGCGATGCTTGGCGCGCCCGTTTTCGAGAAAGAAGATGACGGGTCTGGACCAGACCCCAACATCGCCAAGACGGCTGAAGCAGAAAAGCCAGGCACCTACCAAACCCGCACTGCGCAAGCTGGACGACCCGCAGCGCCTCCTGCCAGGCCTGCGAGTTCGCAATAAGCATGACCGCGCGCGGTCTCATGGCTCGTTCGCTGCGAACCGTGTTGCGCGCGGTTGAAGGTGGCTATCGTCCGGGACCTTATTTTCTGCCCGTCAGTGGTGGATGGCTCCCGGACGGTTCCCCCGCCAACTGGTGGCAGACTGGTATAACACCAGGCGGTGACATCAGTCGTTCTGCTATGGTGGAGGCGTGTGTCAGTGCTTATGCCCAGACCATCGCCATGTGTCCTGGTGATCATTGGCGTGGCAACAGCAAGGGTGGCAAGACCCGCGTCACCAATTCCGCACTTTCTCGTATCTTGCGCCACCCCAATGCATATCAGTCCATCAGCGATTTCATGCTCAATGCTGTGCGCAGTCTTTATATGGATGGCAATGCTTATGCGTTGGCGCTGCGCAATGATCGTTATGAAATCACCGAATTGCATTTGATGAATCCGTGGATGAGTTTTCCGCGTGTTGCTGTTGGTGGGGAAATTTTTTACAATCTTGGCGGCAATCATGTGATTGACCGACAGGTTGGTGAACAACTCATAGTTCCAATGCGCGATGTGTTGCACATCAGGTTGCACACGCATAGACGCTACCCATTCCCGTTGATTGGGGAAAGTCCCATCGAAGCCGCGCGGGACGACATCGGTCTCAACAGCGCGATTGCGCAACAACAGGTGCAATTTTATATCAATCAGGCGCGGCCATCAGCGGTGTTGATGACAGAAATGCCGCTGGACAAAGATCAGGTGCAGTCATTGCGCGATCGCTGGGATGATCAAGCTCGCGGCATCAATCAGGGCAAGACGCCAATTCTTACCCACGGACTAAAAGTTGAACCATGGGCTACATCAGCTAAAGATAGTGCAATCGCTGATGTGGCCAAGATGACGTCAGAGCACATTGCATTGGTCTTTCGCGTGCCACTGCAAATTCTTGGACTTGGTGGCACATCATTCCGCTCCACCGAAGCATTGATGCAATTCTGGGTGGCTACTGGGTTAGGCTTCGCCATCAACCATGTTGAAGAAGCACTTGGCTTGTTGTTTGTGCTTAAGGGTCAGCCGGATGAGTATGTGGAATTTTCTACTGATGCACTGATGCGTTCGGCAATGAAGGATCGCATGGAGGCGCTGACCCGTGGCGTGCAAGGCGGCATTTATAGTCCCAATGAGGCACGCAACAAAGAAGGCCTGGACGACGTGAAAGCGGGTGATGAGCCGCGCGTGCAGCAACAAGTTGTTCCACTTTCTGCTGCAGAGCAAATCACCAAGCCAACGCCTAGCACTGGTCCGCATCCGCCACCAGCGCCAGCGCCAGCAGCTCCGCCATCAGCGCCAGCTGCCGCGCCACCGGCTGCAGCTGCACCAAAGGATTACAAGGATGTCGTTAAACGAGAACTCGCACGTGCCAATGCCGCTAGAATCAGAGCCGAGCGACGTTACGGTTGATGTATGGCACGACATCATTGGCGATTTGTTTGCGTCGGAGAAATACAATCTCCGGCGTGAGCGTGAGTTGATTGTTGCGAAGTTTGCGCAAGCAGCGGCTGAATTTCGAATTCAGATCTTGGAACTGAAGGCGGCTTGTGACACGGCCATTGAGATGCGATTGGCCGAGTTCGCGACCAAGGTGGCAGAACGGTTAGCAGTGGTGCGTGATGGCGAGCCAGGTTTGCCGGGTGAGAAGGGCGACCCAGGACCACCGGGCGAGAAGGGCGAATTGGGTTTGCCAGGTGAGAAGGGCGAAAAGGGTGAAGACGGTGCCCTGGGACCTCAGGGCCAAAAGGGTGAGCCAGGCGAAACTGGGCCATCCGGCGCGCCAGGAGAGCCGGGCGCCCCTGGCCAAAATGGTGGGCCGGGATTGGCCGGCGAACGCGGACTGCCCGGTGAACCAGGACCACCGGGCGAACGCGGGGAAGTGGGCGCTATTGGGCCAGCCGGTGCCCCAGGACTGGCTGGCGAACGTGGCTCACAAGGCGAGCCTGGGGTGGTGGGCGAACGCGGACTGCCGGGTGATCCAGGGCCACCTGGCGAACGTGGCGAACCGGGTGCTATTGGCGAACGCGGACTACCCGGCGACTTAGGCCAACCGGGCGAACGCGGACCACCCGGCGAACCAGGGCCATTGGGCGAACGCGGACTGCCTGGCGAACCAGGGATGGTTGGCCAGCGCGGTGAGCCAGGACCGCCTGGCCAGGACGGCAAAGAGGGCGCGCGCGGCGAGCCAGGCGACAGGGGCGAACGTGGCGACAAGGGCGAACGCGGCGAGATTGGCCCACCCGGTAAGCTGCCCATCGTGCGCACCTGGAAGCCAGATGAAGTCAGTTATGCTGGCGATGTGGTCACCCATGAGGGTGCCACCTGGCAAGCGGTGCGGGACACTGGCAAGGCACCTGGCACAGGCCGTGATTGGATTGTGTTGGCTGTTGGCGGACGTGACGCCCAGTCTATGATTGTGCGTGGCACATACAAATCTGACACGGCTTATCAGGCGCTGGATGTTGTGATGCGGGATTCATCATCATTCGTCGCATTGCGCAACGACCCTGGACAGTGTCCGGGTGATGGCTGGCAGATGCTGGCTTGTGGCGGCAAGCGCGGTCAGAGCGGCGAAAAGGGTGAGCGTGGTGAACGCGGCGAACGTGGTTTGCGCGGTGAAGATGCAGGCAAGATTGCATCTTGGAAGATTGATCGTAAGCATTTCACTGCCACGCCAATCATGACCGATGGCACGCATGGTCCAGAACTAGAATTGCATAGTCTGTTTGACGAGTTTCAGATCGAGACACGCTGATGGCGGACAGAACAATCAAGGTTATCACTCCAGCAACCAACTTTGATTTTCTGACGCTGGACGAGGCCAAGTTGTTGTTGGGTTTGTCACCCACTGACGCTTCGCACGATCAACAGATCACGATGATGATCACTATTTTTTCGCAGACCATAGCGGAATATTGTCATCGCGTTTTTGCGCGTGAGACAGTGACAGAGACTTGGCGTGAGGAAAGCAATGGGCGTTTGTTTTTGTCGCATTGGCCGGTGAAGGAAGCTGATATTCAAACCATATCAGCTGGCACTGATTTGTCAGTGCTGGACGTAGGCCAATATGAATTGGAAGAAGCTTCTGGCAAATTGTCCTTCATTGCTGCTCCAGGTGGGTCACAATCAGCGTCATGGGATTGGCCCACAACAGTGACTTACACCGGTGGCTTTGATTTGCCCGCTGAAGCGCCGATGCCGTTGAAGCAAGCGACAACACTGTTGATTATGGAAGCCAGAATGCGCTTGCAGCAAGCGCAGGTGGCTGGCATTCGATCGATCAGTCACAAGGAATCACGTATCATGTTTTTCGATCCAAATGCATTGTTGGCGAAAATCCTGAGTGCACACACAGTGGGTCTTAATCCAGCGGTTGATGCTTTGCTCAAGCGCTACATCCGGATCGAAGTATGAGTTGGGACATTTCAGTTGATACGGATTCATTGTCCAAGAAGCTTGGAGCAATGCTAGCCAAGATCGATCATTTCAAGCGCGTGGACATTGGTGCGGGCCTTTCTGACTTTCAAACCCAGGACATGCATCGCCACCGGCCATTCACAATGCGTTCGCGCGCTAAGGGTTTGGCGGTGACCAAAATCAGACCACACTCCCTTTATGAAATGCAGCATTCATACAGGGCAGCTCAGCGATTCAACCGTTACGTTCGCTCTACAGCAAAACGGCGGCGCAAGAAGCCACCACGGTTTTATGCCCATCTTTCAACAAGGCCGATCTTGCGTGAAGATTTGTACGCGGTGCTGGACGAGCGGATGACAAATTTGTTGAATGAGAAAATCAAGTGGTGAGCTGAATGGCGGTCGATTTCTCATCGCTGCTCTACATGCAATGTCAAGATCAATTTGCACGCGATGTTACGTTCACGCCTATTGTGTCAGCGCCGGCAGTTGGCGCGTTCGGGGCACGTGGCATTTTTTCCACACGGGCGGTTGAGGTGCAAACTGATGCCGGGATGGCGGTGATAATTGATCATGAAACAATTTTGGACATTCGGGACAACGAGTTTTTTGATGCTAGCCAGGCAATTCCTAAACAGGGTGATTTGGTCAACATTCCGCAGGAAGGTAACATTCCGGCGGAGGGGGATTGGGAAGTTGTTGATGTAACGCACAACGGTGGTGGTGAAACCACGCTGATAATTCGTAAGTATGAAACGGCTGTGCCATGAATGATGTTGCCTCTCGTGATTTCCCTTGGACTGGCACGGGCGGCCTCAGTGACACGCAGAGTTATTCCTGGATTGTGCTCAATGCGGTGCACGACAGATTGGTGACGTCATCGTTCTTTAATGGCTTCGCTTGTAAGCGCATCAGCAGTGCGTTGCCTATTGAGTCTGATTTTCATGTGCCATTTTTGGGTGTGTTTCTGGGTGAAGAGATGATGAACCCAGATGGCGACATCAATGCTGGGGACATTCGCTTCATTCACAATTTCATAATTGGCATTCAGATTGTTGTACGCAATAATGATCCGATAGCGATGTTGGCCAAACTCGATCAGGCCTCGTGGTTTGTGCTCAACCAGGTGTTGCGTGACAATACATTGACAAACCGGTTGAAGACCACGCTACCCGACAACGTGGCGATAGAAGGCTATCCTCGGATTCGTTTTCGGCCTGACATTTGGGGACTGTCTGGAGCGCGCAACGAAACACCGATAGGCGAGCGGCTATTTTGGCTGACCTATCAGTTACGAACGTGGTGGGCGCCAACTGACTTCGACGATTTGCAGCGCATTGTTACCACGACCGCCTTTCCACCTGGTGGAGATGCAGCAGAACAAGGCAAGGTTCAACAGATTCAGGTTGTTTATGAATTCAACCCGGATCCAGTTCCAACACCACTGCCAGATATATCAGCACCATGAGGAGACACTAAAATGGCTTACATGCAACAGAAAGTGAATCAACAGGTTAATCGACCAGCAGGCAAAAAGGTTCATCCGGCGCGGCTGAAGGCAATCGCGGAAGCCAGAAAGATACCACGCGTGCGCGTGGAGCCAACCAGCGAAGAGTATCGCAGGGCCATCAAACATCCCAACGGCATGGCTTTTCGTCCGCAAGGCTCGGTGGAATGGCCGAATGATCGTTTCACTCAACGGCGCATTGCTGAAGGGTCCGTCAAAATTGTTGAGTCAGCTGAAGGCAGACAAGAGCGGCAAGCGCGCAAGCCTGCTCCTGCTCCTGCTCCTGCTCCTCAGCAGAAGTAAGATGCCAGAGTGCGTTGTCTATTGGCTCTATGATGATCAGTGTGTCTGCCCGTGGCGACATGGCTACATCGGCATCAGTCGTCGCTGGTTAAACAGATTGAAACGTCATAGAGCATTGCGGCGAAGATCATTTAAATGGAGAATTTTATTTAGTGGAACAACGGCTGATTGTCTTTTGATTGAAAGGACACTTCGCCCGACATTTGGCATTGGTTGGAATGAAGCGCCAGGTGGAGAATATGGCGGCGGCAGCGCACCTAAAAAACAAACAACAAAAGAGAAAATGCGTCTTGCAGCACTGAGACGTTATTTTGATCCAAGTGAAAAAATAAAAATGCAATTGCTTGTAAAGGCGGCTTTTGTTGGAATTGATCGCTCTGGCGTAAACAATTCTCATTTTGGCAAACCAGTTTCTGATGAAGGCAAGCGTCGAATCAGCGAGGCAAGAAAAGGCAAAGCGTTGGGAAATCAGAATTGGAGAAAGCGTGGTCCTTACTCTGAAGAGGCTTTAAAGAAGATGAGTGAAGCATCTAAACTGCGATGGGCATCCATCGCACAAAGCGAGGAGAGATAAACACCATGCCTATTTCTTTTTCTCAAATCCCTGCGGACCTAAAAATTCCGCTCTACTGGGTTAACACTTAGCCCAGTTTAAACCCGGTGAACTCAGGGAAAATCCAGAACGGACAATCCTGAGCGAAGCGCCGAAAGGCGAACGCGCAACGACTATCTCGCAAGAGAGTAGGACCAAGCGGTCCGAAGCGCCGGGCTCCCGAAAGGGATGATGATATAGTCTCCTCTGCATAGGAATATGCAGCAGCCCGCAAGGGCGGTGGTGAGTGTAGCGAACTCGCTGCGAAGACAAGGTGAAGTCGATCCAAGCATGGCTGGCATCCCTATGATCCACCAGCCCAGCTTGCTCGCTGGTACAATGATTGCGGCGACGCAAAATGTCACTTCGGCAGTGGTCGCTGCGGGAGGCACCGGATATGTGGTGGGCGATGAAATCTCGCTGACTGACGGTGTGCGCCTCACTGTGGCCACTGTCACAGCAGGAGCAGTCGCTACTGTGACCGTCTTGACTGGTGGCAGCATCCTTGCTAACGCCACTCCACCGCCTAACCCAGTGGCGCAGATTTCATCGAGCGGCGCAGGCAACGGCGCGACATTCACCTTGACATGGGCTGCGGCTCCGGTCGGTCTCAATCCGGGCACGACACTCCCTTCAGTGCCGATTGCGATTGGAACTCAAGCGCAAGCTGACAATGCGTTTGGACCGGGGAGTGAAGTGTCGCGTATGTTCAAGACTTTCTTTGCCAACAACTTTGCCAATGAGGTCTGGGGCGTAGGGGTACCAGAACCTCCTGGCGCAGTGGCGGCGAGCGGTCCTATTGCAATAACCGCGCCTCCAACCGAAGCCGGCACAATTCACCTCTACATCAGTGGTGAGCACGTGCCGATTAATATTTCGCCGTCTGATCTGGTGAATGAGATTGCGGCGGCGATTGCTGATGCAGTCAATCAGACAGAAAGCTTTCCGGTCACAGCCACTGCCTCAGCAGGCACGGTGACGCTGCATTGTGTTTGGCGTGGCGTCAGCGGCAATGATATTCGCGTGGACATGAATTATTATGGTACGATTGGCGGCGAGCGAACGCCAATTGGTCTTGGTATCACATTGCCGGCAACTGGCTTTCTCACTGGTGGAGTAGGCGTGCCGGATTTCACAGCAGCCATCTCGGCGCTGGGCGAGAAGAATTTTGAATATGTAGGGCTACCCTACACTGATTCAACCAGCCTCAATGCCTGGGAACAAGAGTATGGCTTTGAGGATATTGGACGGTGGGGTTGGCGACGGCAACTCTATGGTCACATCTTTTCTGCCAAGCGGGGAGCTTACTCTGATCTGCTCACATTTGGTCAGACCCGCAACAGCGGTGTGACTTCCATCATGGGCTTTGAAATGACGTCACCCTCGCCAGCTTTTGAATGGGTGGCAGCCTATGTGGCCAAGGCACAGCGCGCCTTGATCAACGATCCAGCACGACCGCTGCAGACTTTGTCACTCAACACGATTAAGCTGGCGCCGCTGCAGGATCGGTTCGATACAATCGAACTCAACTCGCTGGCAGAGAGTGGAATTGCAACGCAAAAGGCTGGATCAGACAATCAGCCTATGATCAGCCGGGAGACTACGACTTATCAGCTCAATCTGTATGGGTATACGGATGATGCTTATGAGCTGGTCACTACCCTGGCAACCCTGGCAAGGTTGATTCGCAATCAGCGTCAGGCAATCACCTCGAAGTTCCCGCGTGTGAAGCTGGCAGACGATGGTACGCGTTTCGGCCCAGGTCAAGCAATCGTAACACCAGGCATCATCAAAGGTGAGTTGATCGCTGAGTACGTTGAGGACATGTGGGTCGGTCTGGTCGAGAACCTGCAGGCGTTCAAGGCCAACCTGTTGGTGGAGCGTGATCCAAATGACCCGAATCGCGTAAATGTGCTCTACGGTCCAGATTTGATAAACCAACTCCGGGTGTTTGCGGTGTTGGCGCAATTCCGCTTGCAGTATGATCGCGGAATTGATACTCAGATCATTGGGCCGAATCCTGGCACGCTTGGCGTGACTGGTACTCTTCCAACGTTCGGCTTGCAGGGGTAAG